ATAACCAATACGTCATTTGCAGTAGCCGCGTTGACGAATATTTCATACGGTGCGCATTTTATTTCATACAAGTCTCCAAATTTCATTGTAGGATCATTTGGAACTAGTACTGCGGAACTAATGTATTCTCCTACTTGATCATGCAAGTATGCACTCAGTTCGCTGAAATAAAACGTATCACCAAAGTTCCAATTGTTGATTTCAAAATAGGCGTTCATAGCTGTTAATACTGCACTTCGAATTTCGCTATCACTGGCATTTGTATTTGATGCTTTAATAACCTTAATGGTAGCCTGTAAGTTTGGACTTGCTTTTGCTCCAAACAATGGTTTAAACACAACACTGTTTAATACCATACTATCACTAAGCATTTTGTAATTATTCAATTCGCCATATTCTTCACTCAACTCATTGATAGTTGGCTTAGGTGGCATGGGCACAGTATTGGATGTGTCTTGTATATAGTTTTGATATTGAGTGTAATAACTCTGAGTCACTACATATAAATCAATAATGTTCGTTGTTGCAGGGTCAATTCTAGTTGTATTGTTACTATTGTGACGATACTGAAATTGTAATCCTTGACGACCAAACTTAATAGAATACTGAGGTTGTTCTTCTAATATATAAAAGGGTGTATTCACTGTATTATCCTGCACTGTTTTCCAAAAAGTTGTTTCGCCAAACGCATAAAACAATTGTCCTAGTGGATACTCATATTTAGCTACTTCAATTTGAGTCTTAGTTTGGTATTGCACCACATCTGTTGTAGGCACAATCTGATATCTAGATAAGTTAATAGCATCTTCGACTAATTCAAAAAACACGTATATACCTGTGTTTGCGCCACCAGTGACATACCCGGTTACTGTTTGAAAGAAATCAGGATTGATTATTAATCCACGATTGTTAATATCATTACTAGCTACTTCAACTTCAAAGTCATTGATGTAGCCATCACTTTCTACTGTTTGTCCCACGATGTTCACACTGATTGCTTTAGACAATGGATTGTTACTATTAGGTTGAGTATTTGTTGCTAGTACGCTAATGAAATCTTGTAGAATTTTTCCACTTAGCGGATCATATACTAACTTATCACGTTCAAAACTAAAGCGTGTGTCTTCTACACTACCAAAATAATAGCGCAAAGAACGATAAGTTACAATGTATCTTCCGTTTATATATTGAAAGTTTACAAACCAATTTGCATCATCGTATTGTTTAATACTCCAACGATCTTGTGCAATAGTCAATGAATTGTTAAACACTAAACTAAAGTTTTGTTGTAGTTCCATACGAATGATACATTCCTGAACAATTTCGTTAGACAATGAGTTATCAAATGCAGGAAGTACGGTTGTTAATATAGCACCGGCTGGTACATATCCATTCAATGTTACCGGGCCCGTACCGTTAGCAAAATTGCCTTGACCATTATTGTAGCCATCACCTATGACGGCTAATGTAGTTGTCCAAATATATGTTTGGTTACTAGCACCTGGTATACCTGAGACTAGTCTATTATTTGCATCAAAGTAAAAACCACTAGGCGCTATAAATTTTACAAGTGAACCTGATGTGATATATTTTACGTTGTTAGTAGAATATGTACCAATTGGAATAGGTAATTCGCTGCCATCAGTGATGTTGTAGAAATAACCCGTTAACGAGTTACCATCAACTGTGCTAGCGTTCCAATATACTGTACCGTCACCAGATGCGGCATCAATAGTATACTGTGTGAAGTTTTGAGTGTAGTATTGAACAACACGGTTACTGGACAACACACTATTCAATGTGTCAGTTAAGAATGTAATAATATTACCAACAGTGTTAATAGTCAACGACTCAAAGCCATTAGTAGTGTCTTGCCATAAAGCACCATCTGTTGCAAAACTATTTAAACTTGAATATTTTCCTGTAGGATCTAACAAGTCTAAGTTTTTACTAACACCAATACTGCTACGATTAATTGCCTTACTCTTAATGATAGAGCTATACAATGTATATGGGAAGTTATTGTAATCTTCACCATTAACCATACGGTTTTGAGTATAATATCGAGTTGGAGCACGTTGTTTAATTTGTGCTAATGGCTCACGTGACTGTGCATTAGATACTGGAAGTTGTAGTTCAAGACCCAATGTTAGTATTTCTGTTTTACCTGTACGGTTTACATAACTGAATGACACTGTTATGCCCTGCATTTCTGTAGGGTCGATAGTGTAAGTCAGTGCGTTGCCTGCACGAACGTATGCACGATATGTACCTACTGGAATTTGACTGAACACTCCATCACCAAACACATAACTAACTTGGTCGTTGAATCTAGAGTTCACTGAAAATATTGTTCTGTTACTAGTTTCAGTTTGCAAATACGCATCAGCATAGATGTTTTCAACTTTATTCCAAAGAACTCTAGTACCGTTATTGGTGTTCAACTGATACAACCAAGTATCTTCATTGTTGATTCCTTCAATATCAATATTTACCACTTGGTTAGCAATTTGCTGTTCTAAGGTAAAATCGTAATTTTGTAAAATACCTTGTTTGAAGTAGAAAAAGTATCCAGTGTTTGGACTACCGTAACCCAATTTGTCGTTACGATATAGCATGTTAAATCTGCCGCTAGGTGCAGGAGGAATCTCATACATGTAATTTTCGTCAACGCTGGTTACACTGCATAGTTCGAAATTCATTGCAATACCATCTACAACTGAAGTAAACGGTACTATTGGTAATGACGTATTAGGAATTTTCATAGTGTATTCGCTAGTAGTTACTCCTAACAAATCTGCTGTGTTTCCGGGTCGGCCAATTCGTTGTGTGTCAACTAATGCCGTATTAATAATAGTGTTGAATTGTTCTAACCAACTAGGGTTCGCAGGATCGTTCCAAAGAATTGGAAGATTGCTTAAATTTGTACCATTCAAATCTGTGATGTTTTGAGTGGTTTGTATGTTTACGATTTTTAGATAACCTTGAGCAGCCAAGTTGCGCTTGGGGGTATAGCTTACTAGGTTAGCAAGTTTAATAACACTATCTCTACGTTCCGCAGTATCAATAAAATTTTCACGTGTGTTCAAGTCATTGCGGAAAGCAAGACCTTGACCCATAAATGCAATAACGTCCAATAGTGCAATGAATTCACTGGACTCTATGTAATCATTAAAGGTTTCCGGGTAGTACACACGTAGATAATCGATGAAACTTTTGCGTAAAGTTTCATAATCATAACTTCTAAAATCGGCTTCGCGGAACGTTTGATAGATCGCTTGCCAATCGTTGACCCCAAATAATGCTGATTGTCGTGAGCTTGTAGCCATAGGTTTATCTCTTTTAAGTATTTATCATACCTAAAAACCGTCTTTTATTAGGGTTTATTGAATTGCGGCTGAGCCGGTTGAAGAACTTAAAAAGACGTTCAACAAATTTGCTTGATTAAAAGGAGCAACGGCTACTTCTAGTTCTAACAAAATTCCGTTCTCTTGCGGATATGCTTTGACAGTGTTTACTAATAATCTAGGATCTAAGCTAGCAACACGTTTCAATTCGTTTTCTACTTTAAATTGAACATCTGCTGTATTAGGTTCAAACACAAAGCTCCATAATGTAGTTCCGTATCCTGGATTTCCAACCTTCTGTCCTTGACGGATGTTTAAAGCATTCACAAAATCTTGAATTACTAATGGTTGATCAACTAATCTAAATTTTCTACCAGTATTAATTGATTTCTGTACGGTACCGGCACCACCATCATTTCCGACAGGAGCATTAGTTGTTCTGGGTAAGTTTGCACCAACTGTGCTAAATCCAATATATTGAGGCATGATATTATTTATGCGAGATCGTTATCATCAATAGCTATGAGTACTGATTGATTTATTACGCTATCAATCGCTTCTAGTCTACTTTGCAAGTCTTGACTTAATGAAATCCAATTTTCTCTAGCTGAGGCTAATTGCGGATCGCCGGCGGGTAATGCATTTTCTAATGCAAAGTATTCTTCTCTCGCAGATTCAGCTTCTTCAGTTAATCCTTCAATTTCGTCAAATGCACTGTCAATTTGATCATTCTGTGCTAACATTGCATCTAACAACGCTGCCGCAGATTCATCTATATCGCCAAATTCAGGTTTAGGAATTCTAGAATCTTCTAACAATGAACTGATTTGAGCGTTAACTTCTGCAATATTATTAGTATTTAAACCTATACTTGGCATCTTAATTGCGCCTGCGCCACCAAATCCAATTGCAGACATTGCGGCGCCTAATGGGCCAGCTTCGCCTAGAGATAAGTCTCCCATCGCAAGACCTGCTAAGTTTTGACCACTTGCTTGTAAACTACTTAGTGCGTTAGTAATTTGACTTGTAGGTAAATTCAAACTAGAAGGTAATCCTGCTGCCAATCCTGCTGCACCTTGAATAGCTTTAGGAAACGCTATTTTGTTAAGAGAAGAAGTCACTGCACTAGTTATGATAGCGTTTAGCGCCGGATTTTTAGGAATACCCAATGACCCTAAAGATTTATTAACGATAGAACCTACGCTTAACTGTCCTCCTGGAAGTCCAAACAAGCCAGTACTCTTACTGTTTTTACCAAACACGCCTGCAATGCGGCCGGCGGCGTTTATTATAGAACCGTATGCTCCCAATGTTTGGTTGACGTTTTTACTTGTTGATAAAACTTGAGATGCTCTCAATATTTGACCAGTGTTGGTTATTATCTTATTAATATCTCTAGTAGTTTTGATTAGTTTCTTATTGCCAAATATAGATGCTCCGGTGCCAACTCCACCAAACACCCCTAGTAAACCGCCCAAAGCTTGTGAGGCAGTTTTTGCATTAGCTATAGTTGCAAGACCCCTGTTAACTCTAGATGATACACCTATTATAGCATTAACATCTCTTGAAGCCTTTGCTACTGATTTGTTTCCTAATGATGTTCCTATTGTACCAATACTTCCAATAACTCCAGTTAATCCTCTTAATGCTTGCGCGGGATTTTGTGCTGAATTTAATCTGCCTATAGCAGTGATACCGCCGGCTACAGCATTTGTTACCCTTGCATTACTACCACCTAATATTTGTCCTGTAGTTCTTAGTACTCTGGCTGCTGATGTTAACGGATCGTTTAAACCTGATGAACGTGCTACTGCAAGATCGTAATTAGAATTTGAGTTAGATTTTAAATTTACGGGGCCACGCGGTAAAGCAGTTAACGATGATGCTATTAGGCCAAATGCGGCTGCACTAGATCCTCGACTATTCAACTTAGATCCGGCTATTAATCCAACAACAGGAAGAACTGTGCTCATAATTGAGCCTAAGCCGCCAGTGCTAGATTCAGCCAATCTGGCTGCGTAGTTACCTGAGCCAATAGCATTAGTAATAGGATTCGTGACACCAGGAAGTCCTAAACTTGGTAATGATATATTCGATGCTAATGTACCTAAGTTTTTTACTGCGTTTATAGTATTAGAAACACCTGCAGTTGCGCCTGACATAATCAATCCTGCGATTGAAGTAGACGATTCTTTTCCTGTCATTAAACCAGCGCCAGTTAATGCTGTTTGTGATTTTTGGAAGTTAGAAATCATTCCTGAAATCTGTGCACCAGGATTACCTACAAACGATGTTAGACTAGTAATGCCACCTTCGCCAGTAAACAGATTATTAGGTAATGCTTGTGATAACGGTGATCCTGATTTAACCAATGAATCTACTAATGCAGATGATCCTGGCTTTAATATGCCGGCTGATTCTAGTTGGGCAGGTGTTTGTGCCAATGCACCAAGTGATGCTACTGAACCTGTTGCAGTTGAAACAATGCCTGCGCCTGTAGCTACTGCCGCTGCCGCTGCACCTGTTGCCGCATTAGTCGCAACTGCACTGACCATTGATCCGGTTGCTTGTGAATCTACTGCATCACTTATTGATGCAGTAGGTGGAACTGTTGACAACGCTGCCGGCTGAACTGGATTACCAGTAGGTGCAACGGCTGCCGCCTCATTTGCTTTTTCAACTGCCGCGCTTGGTGCAGATGGTAATTTATCACTAGCATTTGAGCTAGTACTTACATTAACACCTTGATTAGCATTGACCCACGGTGCATGTGCAGGTGTTCTAGAAGTGATGCTCTTTAATGTACCGGGTGACGCAATATAACCTTTTACTGATTCAAACATTGTATCAGTGTGACCAATATCTTGTAGTGGAGCTACTGACTCTGGTGCAGATCCGGAGCCTGTATTTAAGTTAACTCTACTACCGTTGATGAATAAAGTTCCAGTAGAGTTGAAACTACCTTCTCCACCAGACTGTAAGCTCATAGAGCCGCCAACCTTGTGAGTATATTTTCCTGAAGTTTCTACTTTGAAATCTGTTCCTACTTTTTGTGTAGTGCTTTTTTCAGACTGAATGTTAATGTCTTCAGCCTTAATGTTTAATTTTTTCTTAGCATGAATGTTTATGTTAGTGTCAGCGTGAAAGTTTATATCACCTTGTGTTCTTACGTTAAAGCTATTCGTACAAAACATATCAATGGTGCCTTCTTTGCCCATTTCTACCCATGATTGTCCGTTGCTGTGTATAATGAATAATGTTTGTCCATCATCACTCATCAAAATCTGATGCCCACCTGCTGAACGTAGTCTTACTAATTGGTCTCTTCCTATCAGATCACCGTCATCCATAACGATTGAATGTCCACCTCTACGTGAAATCACTGTCATGCCAGCAGAGTCTTTACCAGACTGTGCGGCTTGTACAATGCTAGAATCAGTGTATCCACCTGAATAGATTGGTCGACCCGGTGAACTTACGCCCCATCCAACACGAGAAGGACTTTCTCGTTGAGCGCCGGTAGTAATTGTACCTCTTAATGGATCACGAACCAAACCTTGCTTGAATAAGATAGACGCTAGATAGCTATGTACTGGTTTTGGTTCATCTAAAAAGTTGCCACCGTCGGAAATAGCTTTGTTATTAATGTTGATGTTAGTTACCGGAAGTTGTGAAGCACCACCGTAGCTTTGTGCTTCACCATTATTATTAGTGATAATATTTTCACTAGATCCGATAGCAGGAACCATGTGCAATGCTTCTGCCTTAGGAGCACAGCCTATGTAGAATCCATAGTTAGGGTCACCGTTAATGAATATACAAATTACGCTTGTGCCTAAATCAGGTGGGCTGTTCCATACACCGTAGCTTGCAGGATTGGCTGCAAAGTCGCCGTCGCCGGTAGTTCCTGCAGTTGGTTCAACGAATCCATAAAAGGGACTCATGTACGATACTGTTACCCAGCCTGACGGATTATCAGGATCATCACTTCCTAAATCAGTTATGTAAACTTGAATACGTCCAGTTCTAGTTGGATCAACGTTATTTTTTACGATGCCAAATACCGGTACATTTTTAACAACACCACCACCAGAATCAGGTTTACTAGCCTTTGACGCACCAGCCGGTTTGAAAATATCTTCTGCCATTATGCTCCTCTGCCTCCACCTAAGTAGTCTTGTTGCCATGCAGCCTCAATGGCTGCATCATCATTTGCTACGCCTTTAGCGGTAGTATCTTGTGTAGTTGCAGGTGTTGATGATCCCACTGATTGATTTCCACCTGTAGTACCAGTAGATGGAGGAGGATCAGCTTTGAATCCTGCAGGAGGTGGATATCTAGATGCTATATTTTCTGTTTCTCTAGAGTTATTCGCGGCCGCTTCTGCGGATGCTCTGTTTTGTTCTCGTTCTTGTAATATAGTCGTGCCTTTTACATCGGCAAAAGTGTTTATTTTACATTCTAGTTCCTGTGTAAACTTACCACTTCTGAAATGATGTGTTATTCTAGTAACTAGATAGCTTATTGCCCCGTCTAATTTTTTAGCAATAGAAACAGGATAGTCAAAAAACAATATATCTGTGTTTATTTTCATCAATCCGGTATCATGTTCATAATCAACTGCTTCTAGAAACTTAATTTCAATAAAAACTTGTCCGGCTTTAAAATCAATAGTGAATCCATCAGGTCCGTAAAATGATTTTGCATCATCATTTATGTTAGCTGTTTCATTAGAAAGATAATCAGGATCGCCTAAAATTTCAATTTTTGCGTTAGCCCAATCACCTGGTGTCATTAGGTCAGTGGTTACACTATTTTGTGCTTCTTTACCTACACCCAATTTACCTAATTTGTCGGCTGGTTGAACTTTACTCGTTACTAAAGGAACCTGTGCATTCCCACCGGTAGCGGTACTTGACGCATCACCGCCGCCCAATGACACATTAAAGTATGCGTTATTCATTGTTTGTTCGTATTTAATAACTTCAGAGTTTTGACCAGTCCACCAGTATTCATATCTCTTTACCGCCCCGTAATAAGGAGTAGTCTTATCAGCATACGCAGACATTAACACTGGGATCTCATAAGTTCTAACCTGATATTCAATATCAAACACCCAATCTTTAATTATGGTATCAAATTTAGTTCCTGAAATTACTGGTGCTATGTTGAACCACTTTAATCTTTTATTACTGTCAATTTTTTCTGCTGACTGACTATTTGTTTCTGCATTGGGTTGTTCGGCAGTGGTGTATACTGATTTTAAACCATTGACCAAATACTCACTTTGTGTTATCACACTAGTGATAGCCTGTAAAATTGGGGTGTCTCGGTTAAATGCAACTGTTCTTTCATTGCTATTGGGTTGTGCTTTTATTGACAAACTATCATTAACAGTTTTCTTGTCAGTTGGGTTAGCCATTGGCCATTTTATTTTACTTGTATCAGCTAAACTAACGATAGAAGATTGTGCAATACTATCTGCATCATCTATGAATCGTATACTGTAAGTGTTACCAAATTCTCGTTTTTTAGCTTTTACATCGTCTTCTTGATCCTTTGTCATCTTTCCCATCAACTGGTTAAGAATCTGCTGTACATTATTTCCCACTAATTGAGTAGCACCTTTATCAATAACACCTCTTTTTTGACCTAATGCACTAGCTATTGGAAGAGATGCTGCCTTGATATTGTATGTTGTTGTTTTACCATCAATCTTGAATCCAATTTCAGTAATGTTAATGTCGTAAAATCGTTGAAAAGTAGGATCTGTCTCATTGACTAGATTTGATTTAGTTATTAGTTGGCCAGCAGCATCATATCCTAGAAACTTTAATCCTAATATGAAAAATTGTCGGCTCGCATTAGTGCTATTTTTATAATTGATAGTTGTCGAATATCTTTCCAACGCTTCTTTAGCTCTTTTTAAGTTAGTGATAAACGACAGACCATATGCTTCTGTGATAGTAAAGTCAAAACCTACATTAGTTGTAGGTGATGCTGTACTATTACCAGTAACGGCTGACACGATTTTTAAGTTATCAATATAATAGTCATACTCAAACCCCGGTGCTCTAGTTGCAGGATTATTGATACCCCCACTCTGGGCTATCAAATATGCACCGGATTCATTTCCATCGGATTCTCTAGCGCCATTAACCATGAATATGTCTTTTCTGCCCGAACGATTAAACTCGTCTAGTGCGTCAGGTGTAATCATATACAATGATAGCTGGTAAGTATAACTTGAGTACGTGCTCAATGGATTAAATCTGCGAGAACCTACGCCTGAATTTTCAGATACGCCAGGAGATCCGGCTTGAGTTGTGCCTGATCCTGGGGTTTCATCCGGAGGAGGATCATTGTAATCGCCAATTACATTACCTAGTTCATCATAAACTACTGCCATTATTATATACCCAATGCTCTTTTAAGTGTGTCCATTTTAGGAAGATAAATCTCAGTACCAGTTATGAAATCAAAGTAAGGATCCTTCAATCTATTTGGGTTTCGCTGTGCAAAGACCCACCATAGTCTAGAATCGCTGTAAAGATCGTATGCTAAGATATCAGGTCTAAACTCGTACACCGGTGTTATAGCCCAATATACATCGGAACCCAATGCAGGAATAGGCTTGTTAATCATAACATCTAAGAATTTCTTATTTACTACATCCGTATTTGAATACGGACTTGTTGCTGGATACACATTGTTAATTGATGCCATTACCAGATACCTCCACCTTGCTCTTTTCGTTGCGACCCCTTCAATAACTCACCTGAAGCATAATCACGCAAGCTGAAGTTTTGACTTATATCTCGTCTACTTACTATTGGTATAGCATTGATCTGAATTTGTAATCTTGTAGGAACATATGTGGGTTCGACTGTACCAGGAGCATATCCGTTACCCTTCAATAAAGACCATTGAGGTGGCATGGGCAATCCGCCTTGACTAATACCTGAACTTGCAGTTCTTAAATTTGTAGCATTGTCCGAAAATCTAGCATTTGCCGCAGAATCGTTGAAATTGGAAGTTACGCTTGCTCTAATATAATCTACATCATTTGGTAAACTATAGTTAAAACCAGTAATAGCAATAGGGTGTCTATTGAATTGAAATTCCCCCAAACCGTAAATATAACACAACGGGGGCGGTGTTCCATTGACTGGATCTTGGTCATTTCCGTAAAACATTTTTGTCATCGACTTGAAAAAGTGTATGACTGCCAACATATAATTAGCTTCATAAGTGTCTTGTGCAGTAAAGTCGCCGGTTATTGATATCGAATCTACACTACTGTTTTTATATTGAAATATTTTGTAATTACTATGTGCCACTTCACTTGTGTCATATGTTGCCGCATACTGTACTGAAATTTGAGGGGTGTAGGGAAATATTACCCCGTCGGTCTGTGCCAACGGTGCCATAATACCCGGATTTTCCGATTTGTACATATACCCGGAACTGCCCGGGGCAAGACTCAAGCACACTCTCCAATCGCTCAATGCCGCGTAATTGTACTGGTCCTGTGCCGTTGCTTGCTGTCTTGTTTGACTTATTGCTCCTTGAAGTCCTCGTGCCATAATAGTTGTGTCCTTATAGATATTTATCTGATAAATATAATGCATTTTTTACCTTTTCCTTTATCTTTCTATTGCTTTTTTGCAAAGAAAGTGTTACACTTATCTCAACAAAACTACGGAGCCATATGAGCCTATTACCAACACCAAGAAAACCTGTCAATTACTTAAACAACAAAGACATTCTCAAAGAGATCCATGAGAGCAAAACAACGTATTGCTACTTTGCTAAACCCGAATATCATCAATATGACTATATTGTAGATATGCCACAAGAATCTTTAGAAAAATCACTAGAACATGCATTTTCAACCGAAGCGGTTCAGCAAGCACGTGAGACTAGAGCAATTAGAATGGATATAGAACAGGGCCTAGCAAAAGGAACTATTGATCCTTTATCTATACCCGTCACTGATTTAGTCTTTAGAGTAATGACTTGGGAGCACGTTCCGGTAGCTCAAAAACAACCTAGAAAAACAGTAAAAAAGAAAACAGCAAAAGATATTTTTGAGTTTGATAACGAACAAGATGAAATTTTTGCAGATTTAGAAGACATTACCACTAAAGCTGAAGTGGATGACATGGTTCATCTTAAGGTAAATTTCCCACCGTTCCAACATTATAAGATAGACGAAAACAATAGTTTTTATTGTATTGGAAAAAGCCATTGGACAGGTGATTTGGTTAGTGGAAGTTTTAGCAAAGACCATGGTCAAATAACTAATAAGCTAGCTCGAATGTACATTATGATGTGCGAAAAATACGCAATGAAGTATAATTGGCGAGGATACACATACAATGATGAAATGCGTAATAGTGCTATTCTTCAACTGACCTACGTTGGATTACGCTTTAACGAAGCCAAATCGGCAAACCCATTTGCTTACTACACGGCTGCTATCACCAATAGCTTCTGTCGTGTACTGAATACTGAAAAACGAAATCAAAATATTCGAGATGACATTTTAGAAATAAACGGTTTGAATCCAAGTTGGTCTCGTCAAGGTTCAGGTGCAGGTGCACCGTCTTTTGAAGAATGATTGTCCAATAGAGTTGCATATGCAACTCTATTTTTATATAATATACAAATGAGTAACCTTTTCAAAAAAGCCGCTGTGTTTACTGATATCCACTTTGGATTGAAGTCAAACAGCTTACAACATAATCAAGACTGTGCTAATTTTGTAGATTGGTTTATTGCCACTGCAAAGAAAGAAGGATGCGAAACATGCTTCTTCTTGGGCGATTACAATCACCATAGAGCTAGTATTAATATTCAAACATTACAGTTTGGGTTACAAGCATTAGAAAAATTAAATGCTAACTTTGACGCTGTGTATTTCATCCCAGGTAACCACGATCTTTTTTATCGTGACCGCAGAGACATCCATAGTGTTGAGTGGGCTAAACATTTACCAAATGTCAAAATCATCAACGACTTCTTTCAAGAAGGTAACGTAGTTATCGCACCGTGGCTAGTTGGTGAAGATTTCAAAAAGCTACAAAAAATGAAGGGTAAGTATTTGTTTGGTCATCTTGAATTGCCTCGTTTCTATATGAATGCAATGGTAGAAATGCCCGATCACGGAGAAATCAATGAAGACCATATGACTGGCTTTGAGAAAGTATTTTCAGGTCATTTTCATAAACGACAATCTCGTAAGAACATTTGGTATATCGGTAATGCATTCCCGCACAATTATGCTGATGCAGGTGATGATGCTCGTGGCATGATGATACTTGAATGGGATCAAGAGCCGGCTTTTCGTAGCTGGCCAAGACAACCAGTATTTCGAGTTCATAAGTTAAGTGATGTGTTAGAGAATCCAGAGGGTATGTTGTTAATCGACAGCCATATTAGAGTTCATTTAGACATTGATATCAGCTATGAAGAAGCCAACTTCTTACGTGAAACATTCATACCCGAATATAAACTACGGGAAATGGTATTGATTCCGATTAAAGGTGAGCAGCCTGTTGAAGGGCAAAGTGCTGACGGATTAAAATTTGAATCAGTTGATCAAATTGTGATTGACCAAATCAACGCAATCGAAAGCAAGAATTTCGACAAGAAAATTCTACTAGACATTTATAACAATCTATAATGGTAACACTTAAAAATATCACACTACGTAACTTTCTAAGTATCGGTAATGTAACTCAGGCAGTTGACTTTGACAAAAAAGAAATCACATTAATCTTAGGTGAAAACTTAGATTTAGGCGGTGACGGTGCTCGCAACGGCACTGGTAAGACTACGTTGATCCAAGGTCTGTGTTATGCACTGTTCGGTCAACCTATCAATAATATTCGTAAAGACAACCTAGTTAATCGTACCAATACAAAGGGTATGATGGTTACACTTGAGTTCAATGTAAACGGCACAGATTATAAAATTGAACGAGGTCGCAAGCCTAATGTATTAAAATTTTACGTCAACAACGTGCATCAAAAGGCATCAGAAGATCAACAGGGCGAGAACAAAGAAACTCAGGCATTTATTGAACGAGTCCTTAACATGTCTCTTGACATGTTTCGTCACATTGTTGTATTAAATACCTATTCAGAGCCATTTCTTGCACTGAAAAACAATGAGCAAAAAGATATCATTGAACAATTGTTAGGTATTACGTTGCTATCTGAAAAAGCAGATATAGTAAAAGAAATGATTCGCAAGAGTAAAGATGATATACAACAAGAAGAATTTAGAATCAAGGCAACAGAAGAAGCCAACAAGCGAGTCAAAGAGCAAATTGATGCACTGAAACGTAGACAAATGCTTTGGATTAAAAAGCATGATGAGGATTTGGCTAGTCTTGCAGTTGAGTATGATGACCTAATAAAAATTGATATCGAATCTGAGTTGCAAGCACACAAAGATTTAGCTATTTGGAACAGCCAAAAGTTACAGCATGATACATACACCGCTTTAATTGCTAGACAAACTGCGTGGATGCAGAAACAAGACAAAGACATTGATGCATTAAAACTAAAAATGGATGTGTTGAGTCATATCGATTTTACGATTGAGTTACAGAGCCACAAAGATTTAGCACTACACAATCAGCAAGTACAGTTGAAGACTGCACAAGACCATAAAGTAGATAGCTTACGTAAGGACATTACTAAAGAAGGTAAAAATTACGACAAGTTAACACAAGAAATCGAAACTCTTAAAGAACACAAATGCTATGCGTGTGGCCAAGATTTTCATGACGACCAACATACAAGCGTGTTGAATAGCAAGATTGAATTATGGAACACAAGTAAAAGTCATTTAGATGATTTGAAGTTTCAATTAGATGAACTTGTTGCTAATCCTATAGTTGTAGGAAATAAACCTACACCGCACTATAAAACTGAAGCTGAGGCAGTTCGGCAATCTACTGAAATTGATAACATCAAAAAACAGATAGAAGAAAAAGAGCATGAAAATAACCCCTTTAGTGAACAACTTCTTGATACGCCTAGCGTCAATCTTGGCAAAAGGCCATCTACTTATTACGATACCGAAACCCAAGCAGTTGAGCACAGAGCAAAGGTATCATCGTTACTATCACAAATTGAGATCAAAGCGCAGGAAGCTGATCCGTATCAAGAACAAGTGGTTGATATGGAAAGCAAGGCTTTACAAGAAATAAAGTTTGACGGTATAAATGATTTGACAAAAGCAATGGAACATCAAAAGTTCTTGCTTGACTTGTTGACTAGCAAAGATTCATTTGTTCGCAAGAAAATCATTGACCAAAACTTGAGTTATCTAAACACAAGACTAACGCATTATCTTGACAAGATTGGATTGCCACATCAAGTTGTATTTAAAAACGATTTGCAAGTTGAAATAACTGAACTGGGTCGTGATCTTGATTTTGATAACTTAAGTCGAGGTGAACGTAACCGTTTAATCTTAGGCTTGAGTTTTGCATTCCGTGATGTGTATGAAAGTTTGTACGGACCTATAAACACATTGTTCATTGACGAATTGATTGATAGTGGACTTGACACAATGGGTGTTGAAAACAGTTTAGCAATTTTGAAAGATATGAGTCGCAGACGACAGAAATCTATTTGGTTAATTAGTCACCGCGAAGAACTAGCAGGTCGTGTGCCAAACGTTCTCAAGGTAATTAAAGAAAACGGCTTTACTAGCTATAGTACAGCAGTAGACATAGAATAATTTTTCACTGTCTTGTAAAGTACATAAGTAATAATATGCCAAGTCCACAAAAACAAAAAGGTTCCAGTTTCGAGCGTGAGGTTGCTCAGTATCTAAGCAAACTATACGGAGAGTCGTTTATTCGTGCTCCGGGTTCGGGAGCCTATGTGGGCGGTAAGAATCAGTCACGTACAGAGTTCTTGCACGAGGGTCAAATTCGTTCTTTCAAAGGCGATATTGTTCCTGGTCAAAGCTTTGTCAAGTTTAATGCAGAATGCAAATCTTACGCTGATTTCCCCTTTCACTTAGTACTTACAGGAGAGTGTAAGCAACTAAATAGTTGGCTAGATCAACTCATGGCAGTTGCTGAGCCGGGCGATGTAAACATATTGTTTATGAAATTTAACCGCAAGGGTAAATTTGTATGCGTTCCGTCAGCATTAACATGGATTACAGATCAATTTATATACTATACTTCAGACAAGTATAATGATTGGATCATGATTGAATTCGATCATTTTTGGAAGTACAACAAAGATTTATTTAAAACATACGCATCAGGCGCAGGCACAACAGACACCAAGTCAACAATCGAAAATCTTAAAACCAAAGATATACTCTCTACCTTAAAATAAAAACACTTTAGTCTTTAAACTAGTTTGGTCGGGGTTCCTCGACTCTCCTTGAGATTGTACAGATTGTGCTGTGCCGTCAGATTCTGGAGTAGCAGAAATTAATTTTTCTGGATATACCGAGAAGGCAATCGACAAAGCGAACCTTCAACAAGTCTATAACAACTTTATCTTTGCGTTATAGAATGTGCGTTGCGAAGGCGTCAATTGAAAGATCATTGATAGACCTAACTACAGTCCCATAAACTTTACAGAGCAACCGGTAGCGTAGATGTAGCAGAAATAGCTGACACTACGGGGAATAGATAACAATGGATGACGGGCAAGTAAACTCTTTACCAATGGTGGTGCTTTTTAGCACTACCATGGCTTCAAGTGCAAGTACTAATGTTATGTTATCCATGATAGAAAGAACACTAATTAATGTGAAACAGTATAAGGACGAGCGTAGCGAAGTTCTTAGATGTCCGAAGGACATCTCTATAAGAGAAAAAAGATAAAAAGAATAAGCCGATAATTGACTAAATGAATAGTTACGGCTTTTAGAGAGATACCATCAGAAGAACGGGAGTCCAGACTTCTTAGTTACTTCTAGGTTACCGTCTATTAGTTCTTTTAATTGCTCACGTTCGGAAGTGGACATATTCAGAACATCTTCATATGTCGCACCTCCCCTCATATACCATGCCATGGACATGGCACTTTTCTTTATCTCTGAGACGGCTTTTTCATAACCATCCAGTAGCTTCTGTATGCCTTCGGAGTCAAGGCGGAGAAGCGTTAGGCGAAAAAATCTGATGTATTCAATGTAAATGGTTGTTCGTACTCATTAGTACAGTGTACACATTTAATTCGTAATGGTTTGATTTCCGTTTGTGATTTTAAATTTGCATTGTAATCACGCAATGTAACATACATATTTTTATCACAGTTATTCAAGAAATCTAAGATGAATTCTTTGTTATCTACTCGGGCAGAAGGAGTATTAATGTATTCGATAGCACCAGTTAACAACTTGATTGTTAATTGAGTTATTCTCTTTAGTGCTTCTTGGCCACGTGTTTTACGAACTTCTTCATCAGGTTCGTTTTCTAGCATGATAAACACACGTTGAATTTCAATTTGACCAATACTGGCCTCGTTCATTTCTTTATATGACAATGGTCTAAATTTGATCTTTAGATCATTGGTTTCTAGTTCAGTGTCATAATTTCCAGGTCTCATCTGACTCAACAGGTTGATGAGGTTTATACCATATTTTCCAATGTCCTTACATGCAGGGCATTCGGATTCGATCTCCATATCATTTCCGCCACCAGCAGCACGAATGCCAATTAGGATAGCATCTAAGTCCATACTATTGATTGCCCATGGGTCTTTGATGTTTGGTACACAGCTTTTCATTAATTCTGCCATAGCTGTACCGTTGTACAGTGCGTCAGGTGTTTTTGTAGTAATCTCATCTATAGCTGTCATAGGGAAGATTGGGATCTCGCCGTTTTCGGGCATGTCTATTACTCCCTGCGGATAATATTTACCACCGCTAGGTAATTTTACATATACTGATGGACGACGGAAATACTGTTTCAGCGGGTTGTTATCTAATGCCATTTTTGTTCCTTTTAAGTTAAAATTGGGTCGTTACCCAATACTAAATACAAGTATATTTATTTGGTAAAATACATGGATGAAAATAATCAAACCAGTCAAGAAATCTTAGAACAGCTACGCATACAAACGGATGCTGTTAACTCCTTAGCCGGTGTTTTTGTAAAAACAATGACTACAGAACAGCGTGAGCAATGGATGCTTGACCAAAACGTAAAGCGTACTGGAAATGCGTTTGATAAATTAAATGATAATCTAAACAACCTATCCGAAGCTGAAAAAGCTAGAATTGCTGGGGAACGAGAGGCAGCGGCCGCAACTAAAGCACTCAAAGAAGCAGGCGCCTCAGCCACTAAAGGACTATTCAATCTATCTAGTACACTATCAAATACATCAGCAGACCTGACTAAGTGGGGTAGTACAATCGGCGGCGTAGGTGATGTTGCAATGTCTGTTGGAAAACACTTTGGTGTTTTAGGTAATACAATTGGAGGTGTAATTAAGGGTTTTAGTGTTATGGCCCCTATGTTACTCGACCAAACTCAGAAGATGCTCAAAGCTTTTGATAGCTTGAGTGAAATGGGCGGTACTACTAACATGACGACTGAGCAAGTCAGACAACTTGGTCGCGCCTCAGGATACACAGTAGATAACTTAGATAAATTTGTCAATTC